TATCCACTCTTATTATATCACTAAAAGCCTTGTTGGTTGGTTGGATCGTTTAATATACCGAATGCAACTAGTCCAAGTGCGATTAAGTTAATCAAGTCAGTGATACTATCTGCTAGGCCAAGATCAATAATGCCTGATCCGACTAGGAAAGATACTATTGCGCCGGCTAGAGATACCCATAGGACTTTACTTTTGAACCTGTTTTGATTTGGTTTTACTACCATATTATCCTTTCTTAAATATCTTCAATATTGATTTTATAAGATCACCAACCCAAATGAAAATATTGAATTTTGGCTTGATGACTACGATTGGTGGTTTAGGTGGCTCAGGTGGAACTACCGGTGGTTTAGGTGGCTCGACAGGAGGCTTTGGAGGCTCCACTGGGGGTTTTGGTGGCTCTACAGGTGGCTTAGGTGGTTCAGGTGGTTTCTCGCCGATCATTCCGCCGGTATAATTACCGAAGTACTTACATACACCTAGCGCGATTCCATAAGCGACTCGGTTGGCTCTATCGTCAGTCGAAGCATCAACGTCAATAAACCAGCTCTCTATAAGCCCGGCATAAGTCACAGTATCGTCAGTCCATCCTAGCTTTCCCCAATGATTAGTTGAAGCATCCTTAACACCACGATTAGGTAATCCTACTTGGGCAACAACATTATTAAGAATTGATGTTCCAATAGCTATTGATACGTCAGTAGCGTGTGATGGAACCCAAAACTCTGTTCCGGTGCCACCGCCTGCGTTTAAGTGAACCTGTAATGCATAGCCATCGTTTAGATCATTATATCTGCTGTTGACTGTATTAATCTGATTAACTAGGTTTCCATTTTCGTATGGGAGCAAGTCGCATGGCATTCCCCACCCATCACAGTATTGTTTAACTAGGCCACAAATCTTTACATTCCAATTGTGTTCCTCCTGGCCATTTGCACAAGCGCCTGGATCACCGCTTCCATGTCCAGCGGATAGTATAAGTAATTTGTTCATAACTTTTTAATTCCCTTCTTTATTAATTTACGTTGCCAAGCTTTTTCGCTTAACCAATAACCTACCATGCCACCAAGTATGCCTGATAAAAATGGCATACCAATAAAAATGGCCAATATGACGAACAATGTGTTATTTATCATACTATCCTCCTTATTGCTATTATACCACTTTTATGACTGAAATAAATGATATACAAGCATTCCTACTAGTATGCTTAATATACCAATTCCGATACTAATCAAAACATTTAAGCGTGTATTAGTTGTTTCTACTTTACAAATTCTCTTTTCGTGGCCATCAATAGCATTTAAGACTTCTTGATGTTGAGCAGCAGTAACAAACGCTTTGTCCATCTGATCTAGTTTGAGTTGAATGTCACCAAGCCCTTTTTTTATCCATTCCATGTTCGTATTAATTACACCATTTGATTCGGCAGTTTTAGAAGCCAACTCAGTGGCAACTTTGGCAGCAGTGTTAGCAACGTCTGTTGCTTTTTGAGCAGTTGATGTTGCTAGGGCAACTGCAGTTTGAATTGTTTGTGTTTCTGTCATATATTATATTAAACCTTCTTTATCTTATTTCCATCAAATTTATACGATCCTACAGCATATTTTTTGTATCGTTTGATTTTCTCATCTTTTGGTTTGGTCCACTTAAGCTTATCGCCTTTGAATATTGCATGGTCACCTGATTGTGGTTTTACTTTACCGAGATTTAGCATTATATTGCGTATGTGTCCCATTTTACTCTCCTATATTAAAAAACCCTACGAGCGAGGGCTTTTTTATTGTTTGCCTATAGACTCATAATACTCCATGTGCTATAATTTGTCTATGATAAATTTGAAACCAATGCCAGGATATGTGCTGGTCGAACTCACCGAAAAGTGGGATGGTGTTTACGTACCTGATAAAAAGTACGACACCAAGAACACTGGTATTGCTCGTGTAGTCACACCGGCCGATGATTACTTACAAGATAAGACAGTATACTTCGAGGACTACAAAGACGATTCGAGAGTTGAGGACAACGACACGATCTATGCATTCATAAAAACTGAGGATATAAGAGGGTATCGTGAGTAACTTATCTAGAACTATCACAAGCGATGAGGAATTAGATGCTAAGATCGGCAGAGGTATTGAAGCTGTGTATAAGGTGGCTAAAGCTGCCTATGGACCAGGAGCCGGTAATGCGCTACTTGAGCTTGCCTATGGCGATCCTATAATTTCGCGCGATGGTGTCACTAACGTTGAAAAGGTAATACTTGAGGATGCTGTTGAAAATATGTCGGCCAGGACAGTAGTCCAGGCATCTAAGAACGTTAATCGTAAGGTTGGCGATGGTACAAGTGCTGTCATTATCCTTTCCAGGTTCCTATATTGGGAAGCTCGCAAGTTAATCGGTGCCGGATATAACCGAATGATGGTCGCCAAGATGCTAGAGAAAACAGCTCGTGAAGTTATCGAGCAAATTGATAATGTAAAGATTTCTGTTGATGATTGCCTACTTAAGCACGTAGCTATCGTATCGTCAGGTGACGAGTCTATCGGCCACATGATTGCTGACGTGATCGGTGAGGTAGGACTAGATGGTGGAGTTACTGTTGAGGACTTCGCCGGATCCGGTATTTATTCAGAGGTCGTTGATGGGTTTTATTTTAGAAAAGGCTTTACTAACATAAATCTAGTTAATGATCCAAGTAACCTAGAATCAAGACACGAGAACGTAGACATACTTATTACAGATAAATCGCTTAAAACTGCGGCAGATATTGCGCCTATAATTGAAAAGATTATAGCAAGCGGTGGTAAGGGTTCTGAAGTAGTAATCATTGGTGACGTACAAGAGGAAGCTTTGGCCACTCTTGTCCTTAATAGGCTAAAAGGCGTTATTAACTCATCGGTGGTTGACGTTCCGGCATACGGAGCAATGAGGACTTTATTCTTAGAAGACATCGCTATTATAACCGGCGGTAAGGTCTTGACCAATGGATCAAATTCTAGCGCATTTACAGTAGACATGCTTGGTGGCGCTGATAAACTCATTATTGACGAGAACTCAACAACGATTATAGGTTCGCAGGGCGATTCTAAGGCCACAGTTGACCGAATTGATGAGTTACGTAAGCAACTAGCCGAATCTGAGTCCGCAGGCACACGTGAGGCCTTACAAGACCGATTATCTAAGTTGACCGGTAAAATAGCGATCATTAAGGTCGGTGGAGCTACCGAAGTCGAGCAAATGGAAGTAAAACTGCGAGTCCAGGATGCAATATGCGCAGTCCAAGCTGCTTTATCCGATGGAATCGTACCAGGCGGTGGAACAGTACTACTTAGATCTAATACTGAAAACTTTTCTGAAGCATTCAAGGCTCCATTTAAGATATTAGTCGAGAATTCCGGCTATAACACAGAACAGGCCACTTGGAACGTATTACAGTCTAAGCCTGGACATGGCTACGATCTACGACAAGAGGACTTCAATTATAAGACAATTGACCTTATTAAGGCCGGCATCGTTGATCCGGCATCGGTTATGAAAGAGGTCGTCAAGAATAGCGCCAGTGTTATATCTAAACTTATTACCGCATCGGTTGCTGTTACTTATAAAGACAGGGAAGCAAAGAATGGTTGAGATATTACTAGTAATTATAATCGTAATCTTATCTATAATAAGTTATAGGGTTGACAGTCATTTGAGAGTGATTATCAACAAACCTAAAAAGGTATCATCAGAGGCTGCTGTGACTAGAGGAACTTATGCTCCAATAGTAGAAAGCAACTCTGGTGATATTGGTATATCAGAGCCAAAGACTCCGCAGCTAATTGAGTTTGAAGCTGGACAGGAGTTATTGCGCAGGAATCAGTCATTATGAGATTAGGTGTTATTATAGATGGAATTTACTATCCACCTTATACTAAGATTAAGAAACCTGTAAGTAATAAGCGAGCTATAACCGACAAGCAATATGGGTTCGACATGCAAAGGATCAACCACCAAAGGGACTTGATTCAACCATATAAGAATGGTAAACCAAATGACGAGTTTATCGCCCAATATAAAGAAGAAAGTAAAGAATATGGGTTCATCCCAAAGGAGTAGAAATGTCAAAGATAAAAGACAACAAAGTTAAAGAGTACACCCTAGACAAAGAGGACTTGGAAGCTATCGTTACTCTTAACGATCTAAGAACCACAAGATTTAATCAAGATGGTCAAGTAATCGGTTCATTTATTAAATTGATATGTAGTACTAAATTAGGTTATAAACCAACAGATAATCTACAATTTGAAATAGACTTCGGTAGCGAAGATAAGATATTAAAAGTAACTATGGTTCCTACTGTAACTGACTAAGTACTGACTGACCACCGGCACCACGAAGTGCTTGTAATACTTGAGCAAGTGCTGCATCTGCGGCTTGTTGATTCATACCTAGAGTTGGAAGTGGGGCTGTAATACCCTGTTGAGCTAATGACTGCTGTAGAGCTTCGCGTTGTTTGTTGTATAGCTGTGCAGGACCACCGGTTATTGCGCCAGTAAGTTGTGCTAATAAGCCACCAATAGGGCCTTGAGCACCACCGGCTTCGTTAAACAGTTTCTGTAGGCCACTAACTTGTGACTGAGCAGTATTAAGTCCCTGAAATGTTTTCATCGCATCACTTACACCCTGTGAGTCTAGTAAAGGATCGGAGGTTTGTCCAGGCATAGTAAACATTCTATCGGCCAAGGCTGCTTTTACTAGCAAAGCCTGTGGACTGTTAGAATTCATAATATCTTGCATTATATTTCCTGAACCTGATGCATTTGGATCTTGTAACATGGCTAGTGTGCTTTCTGACCCGGCAGGGCCTGCAAAATCAGCTCCATGAGCTACTAGTTGAGCTGGTCCTGCTGCGCCACCTCTGACTAACTTTTGCATTGTTGGGTTATTTAATACTCCTGACATTTTACTCATAAGTTTAGCAGTTCCGGCGTTAACGCTTGGGGTTTTTACAACATTAGCTGCTGCGTTTAATGCTGCGCCCTTTACTCCACCCTGTATGACATTTTGGATAGGTGCTGCTGCATTTATTCCTACGCCATTCTGAGATCCCTGTGTGGCATCAAGAGCTTGTGCTGCTCTAACTTCATTAGCTTGTGCTGCTCTTAAGTCAGCTATGGTTGCATTTGGATTATTGATTATATCCATTTTAGCTTGGTAATATTGTGGGTTTATTTCTTTAAGAGGTAGTAAGTCATCGGCCATTTGCTTTCTAACGAAATCAGGTATACCGGTTCGACTAATAGATGACTCAGCACCATATAGATTGTCTTTAATTGTATTAGACAATGATCTTAATGCGTTTACTTTTTCACGTGCATAAGGTGAATTTGATTTACTTAATTTAGTCGCTAAGTCATCTAGGCTTTTACTTATATCTAGCGCATTATTAGGGCTAATATTATGTAATGTTGATGGATCAAGTATGTTGATATTTTTAGTAGCTCCATTTGCTCCTATTGTTGTTATATTACTAGTCCCCACAGCTTTCTGTAGTTGTCCCTGAACATAATTTGTAATCGAGCTAGCAGCTTCTGAATCTAGTGGGACACCTGAGCTAACTAATGCATCTTTAACAGTTGATCCGACTACCTTACCAGTGCTATCAAGCGAGCTTAAATCAAGTGAATACCCTTTACCTTCGGCTACATCTAATATACTTCTAACTCCCTTATTTAGCGCACCATTTGGTCCAGTGACAACTGGATGTATTTGTGCCATTTGTCGGACATCAGTGATTCCATTTTTGGCAAGATAAGTAGCAGTAGCATCGTCTAAAGCTCCTTTAGTAACCTGACCTTGTAATAACTTAGGAACTGTAGACTCTGCTTTTGATGCAACTTTACTACCTATTGCACCTAAACCTTTTCCTAGTATTTTACCTGTTACGCCACCCATTGCACCTTCGCCTGCAGCACCTATTGTATCGCCAAGATTAAACCCTTTACCCTCTAAAGCGTTTTCAAGTATTTTACCACCGGCGCTACCTAATGCTCCACCACCGATCATTCCAAGAGGAGTCATTGATCCTAATAAGCTACCGACTGTAGGTAGTAGGTTAGTCATCCAGTTTCCATTATCGGTAGGTGTTGTAGGTATATTTGCTTTTATATCAGTAGGAACAGGGTACAGTTTTTGTTGCGTAGGTTGATTTTCAAACACGCTTTTAATATTTTGTGATTGAGTAGAATTATTCATTACCAGAATGTCCCCTGTCCAAGCCACCATGTACCCGGATTATTTCTTATTGTTCTTACCCATGAGTCTAATCCACTAGTAACTGTTCCCGGTATGGCTTTAATACCGTTTGCTATAGTTCCTTGTATAGAATTATTATATGCTTCAGCTTCAGACTTTGCTTTGTCAGCATTAAGTTTATTATTATTATCATTTATTATTTCTTCTGGTGTTTTTTTACTGTAATCACCAATTAAATTATCTTTAGCATATTGATTCTTATCTAGTGCAATATCAGTTTGAGCATTAAGTTGACGAGCATTAGCCATTGCTGCAGCAGCTGATGCCATAGCTTGTTCAGCTTGAGCAGCGAGTGTAGCTGATTGCTGGTACATTTGAACTTGTTGTGCAGTCAAACCACCCTGTTCTTGTGCCATCTTTTGGTAGGCAAGCATATTTGATGATGCCTGTTGTTGCTGTGCAAATGCTTGATCGTAGATTGATTTATAAGCTGCTAGTTGAGTTTGTTGCTGTTGAATACCTAATCCGGCTTCTTGGTTAGCGCCTGTTTGAGCTAATTGATACGCTTGTTGTTGATTAGATAATCCTTGAGATGCAGCACCTATATTATTATTTATATTAGATAAAGCTCCTGCATTAGCAGCAGCAAGTCCACCGGCATTCATACCCCATTTAGAAGCTGCTGTGTTTGCAAAGTCATTATATGCTGATAAATTACCTTGTGATTGAGTAAGGCTTCGCATTGCATTTTGCATTTGATTTTGATCGTAACCAGTCATCCCTAATTGATTAAATAAAGCATTCTTATAAAGATTAGAGGCATTACCCTCATTTTGCATATATTTAGAAAAGTCACTCATTTGACCTTGAGCAGTGTCAGCTTGGCCTTTATAATTGTAATAATCACTAGAATATTTGTTAGCTTTTTGAATGTAATCATTATAATTAGCTTGGCCTTGTTGTTGTGCTTGATTTGATAGTGTTTGATAATCCATAAATAAAAAAGCCTCCTTAGTGGGGCTGATAATTTTGCCTATGTTACAATAATAGCATTTTTATATTTTTGATACAATATCAAACTCCAACATCTTGTGCAAATACATAAAATCTAAAATTAAGAGCTGATCCTGCCATATATATAGGAACACCTGAAACACCAGTGAATTTAGTAATATAAATATAACAATAGGTTTCATCTGCACCTGTTTGAACAGTAGCATACGATGCACCTGCACTTGTTGTACTACCACCAACAGTTCCATTATCTGTAAAGTATACAGTTCCTGTTACCCCTCCAACAGTTACTCCATCAGCTTTACAATATGACCATATGGCCGGAGTGTATTTATACCCATGCTCAAATTTATAAAGTAAAGTTACTGTAGTATTTAAAGCATCTGGTGCAGGTGGCTCATTAGCAAAGAATATTCTTATATTTTGAAAGCTAACGTTATTGTTTCTATCAAGTTTCATTAGTTCATATTTGCTACTTAATAAAGTTTGAACTGTAGTCGCACTACTTACATCAGTTACATCGTCAACTATTTTAATACCAAATTCACCCATTAGTAGTCGGCCTCCACAGTTTTTGCTAATAGTAGTGGATCGCGCAATATAACAAGACTCATCTTATCGGTTCCTGATATAGTGGCGGTATATGTGTCGCCATTAGAAAATGTATATTTTGGATATACCTGGCTCTGTTGTGGTATTAATACGTAATAATTTGACACAGATGTTTTTAACCATCCGCTTATCCAGTTAGTATATCCCTGTGGGTTAGTATAGCTTATAACGTTACTTACTGCATCCTGTTCGGTTCTAATGGTTAATATGGCCGGACTTTGACAACGAGTATGAATAATAAAGTCTCGCATATCCTTACTGTTAATACTCTTATTATCTTTAGCTATTTTTAAACCAAAGTTATTGTCGTAAGGTATCTCATACACCGGTGGCTTGATGTACTCATATTCAATTGGCTTACTGATGTCTATGTTATAAATCTTAATATGGACTGTTATAGGATCAGGTTCAGATGTAAATATACCACCCTGCCAATATGCAGAATTAAGTCCTAAATATAGCCTAGCATTATTTCGTATGGTTTTAATATCGCCGGTGTTTGTATTTCTGCCTGTTTCCCACACGTCGCCTAAAGCATAGAAACCTAGATCGTGCGTTATTGTTACGTTAGGAAGTTGCCAAAACGATCCTAAATAAGGCGTAGGTGTTACAGTCTCGGTTATTTCTTTAACCACAGGTAACGATGGCCAACTTGAGTTGAAGGCTAAAGCATAGTCCGGGCAATTATTAACATCATAGCCGGCTTGGGCTATTTTTAGACCGAATGATTGCTTTCTGACTACCATTAGAATCCATTTTCGGAATATCCGAGTAATACCTTATTCTGTCCGAGTGAATTCTGTACTGTATACGATCCCTGAATGTTCTGCTCGCCGGTATTTTGGCCACTAAGTATATCTGTAGGCGATGTTTGAGCGTTTATCTGCTGTGCATATACAAGTCCCTCAACCGATGGTGCGTTAAGTATAATTCCGAATGTATCAGATACCTCACCGGAAGTAGATGGCATAATTTGAAATTCTATATTACCGAATATTGGTGTATAATTCATTTCATCCATAATATTACTCCTTAATTATCATCTGCCCTTACGTCTATTTCGCCTGCAAGTGGATCTATTTCCATCACAACACAAGTAATCACAGGAGCCTCAGTTGCACCATCACAAGTGCCTGTAAAGCCCCATTGAAGTTCATGGAATCGCGCGCTGTCTAGTTGGACAAGTAGTTCGGTGTCGCCGGCAACAGCGGTGTATGGTGTTCCTGTGCTTGGATCAGCTGAAATTGCCGAACCTCTATCTACCTTATAATAAGCTGTAAGTGTGGTATCAGTTGGTAATGGTAGGAAGTTAATCTTAAGTCGAAGAGCCTGTTTCATCTTATATCGGACACCGCCATCCCATATTAGCGATTCCCAACTGAACGTTGATGCCGGTGCCGAGCTGTTGTTGGTAATGTCTAGCCCATAATAAGTAGTACCACCTGAAACATAAGACCACGAGACGTACATTGTGTCGACAAAGTTCTTGATCATTCCAATTTTCAGTGAGTTACTAGCTGAATAATGTTTTAATCCATTTGATAACTCATAAGATAATCCAAACGAGTTAGGATATATTAGTTCTACCGATCCCCACGAATAGACTCCAAAGTGGTTGTTTACGTTAGTAGTGGTTGATGGGTATCCTACCATTAATAGGTTACCTCTTGAATCCATCATGTTTGGATTTACATAGGTATCATCAGCGACTCCTAAGTAGTCGGTGTTTTGATAAGATATAGGTCGTATCTTAATGACTTGTTTACCACCACCCCAAGCGTACAGTGATCCCATACATATAAAGTAAGTAATATTATTAAACGTAAATATTGAATAAGGTGCTCCCATAGGTATCTGTATCTTGAAATTATATGTCGAGTTTGTTCCATCCCAAAAGTAAAGCATACCATCCTGGAAGTTGTTAACATTGCTCGTAGATCTCTTCTCTGCTGCAATTACTAAGTATTGATCGTTGGTTGTAAGACCACATACCTCATACCCGGCATCAAGTGGGAACCTAGCTCTGTTATACACATAATTAGATGGGTTGGCATCATTCGAGAAGTTATAGGTCGACAAGTACTGCCCATTACCTACGCACAAAAGCATCGTTGAGCCTGTGAATATGGTCATTGGGTGCCAAGTGTTATTAGTTAACACCATCCTGTATATGAATAATAAAAAATTACATCCGCTTAAATCTGTGGTAACTGTTGTTCCAACGACTGTATCTGCGACTGTAGACGTTAAGTGGAAGTGATAAGCCGCCGAAAGGCCTGACTGAATGGCTCCTGTAAACGATCTTACACCAGGTGCTGCGAACACAAAGTCATTCCATCCATTAGCCATATTTGCTGCGGTTATAGTGGTTGATGCTACCACATTATTGAATCCATCATGCAAAGTTAGCGTTACGTCACCTGTACCCTTTGTTGTAACATAAACAGAAATTGAGTAGAAAGGCTCGAAGTCCGGTGCAAATGAACATAAGTTAGTTGCCGCTTCACTTATAGCCACAGGTGTAGTG